TTGTTTTTTGTGCCATTTTTTAAAATTCTAGAATAATTTTGATATCTTCTTTTTGCCTAGAGTTCCTTGTTACCAAAGCTCTATTGTCCATAAAAATAATATCACCTGATGTTTTATTTATTTCAGGTTTGGCAACACCATTTGTAAATGTTGCATCTAAATTGATTAATCTATTTGAAACAAGAACTGAAGAGTCGCTAAAAGTAGCATCTATTGAGGCACTAAATCCACTTTCTTGACCAACAATTGACCCAGTCCCAGAAAAATCGAGTAGTTTTCCACTAGTAGAAATTCCTACATAATCAGTTTGATCATATGTGGATTGATTGTAATATAGTGATCTATCCTGTACATACTTCAAAACACCAGTATCTTTATCATAAGATGCAACATAACCAGCAGCAACACCACCTGTTACAGACTGGATCATTTTTTCCCCAATAGTAGGTGTAACATCACTACTTAGATTTACTTTCAATGAATATGCTGCAGTAAAAGTACTTGCAGTATATGCTTCTGCAGATACAAACTTAGATGGATTTTTTAAAATTCCAATTTGTGCAAATTTTGAATCAGTTGGAAAATCTTTAGTCGAATCATCAAAACGACTATAAATTAAAACCCTATCAGATCCTAACTCTCTATAAATGTCATAACCATGACCTCTAGATGGAGGAATTATTGGTTGCAATATTGCTGGTTGTGTAAATGTCTGAGTTGTTTGTAATGGACCCAAGTCAACAATTGCATATGAATATCCTTTTCCACCTACAGTAACGGTAGTCTTAGTAATCTCTCCATCAGAATTTGTATTAATGTAAACTTTTCCTCCAGTACCGTCACCTAAAATATCAACTTCTCCATCCTGGTAACCACCACTACCCTTATTCGTAATTTGTACATACTTAATCTGATTATTATTTAATTGAGAGTCGCCATTATTGCGAACATTTTCAATTTGAGAATCTGTGCTTGTTGACCAACTATTCGGTAATGAAATAAACTCTGTAGAATCAAACTTCAGGATATCTGAAGGAGAAACCGTAAATAAGTATTTCCAAATATAACCATCTCCACTAGAACCTGCAGATGATGGTTCTAAATCTGTAAATGTTGGTTCATCTAAAGATTGATTTCCAGTTAGATTGTCTCCATTAGATCCATTACTTATACAAATATAGACCTGAAACTGACTATTCATTACATAAAAATTTGAATCATATAGTCTAGGTCTATCGCTAACAGCAGATCTGTTAGTCACACTATAATCATGGCGATACATATCATACTTTGTACCCGACTTCCAAGTAATTTTTCTTATACATCTTCTAACATTATCGGACGATATTCTCTTCCCATAAATCAAAGTATCGCCATAGTGGGACAAATAATCTGAATTATCTACAGGAGATGGTAGAACCGCAGTCCCAGGACCATCAGTTCCATCCCAATTCACATCCCTACCAAACCCTGCAGTTCCTGGATTTGGTAGTCCTTTAAAAATATAGTAATAATCGGTATTATTGCTAATAGAATCTACAAAATTATTTGTATTTAAGATCCTAAATTGGTCTGTAACGAACGCAGGCATTTTAAACCAGTTTATTGTTATTTATAACCTATGAATCAAGTGTTTTACTTAGAGAACCGGTATCTCTAAGACCCATTGCATAAGATTCAACAAGACCACCAAAACCTCTTCTTTGGACTAATGGGAATGTAGACAATCCAGAAGTAACATCATAACCAGTAACACCTATAGAAATTGGTGAAGTACCTCTACCAAATCCAGAAATTTTTCCCCATGAATATTTTCCTATAGGTTTATTTGCAGTTCCTGTAGTAGCAATACCAACGATATTGGTTTGATCTGATATATTACATGTTATAATTCCGAGAGTGGTATCCACAGCATGAATTGTGTAAACATTATTAACAAACTGTGTAGATACGCCTACAGTATCAGATTCATTTGTCTCAATTGAGGTTAATCCCGATCCAACATGAGTATCAAATACATAAATTGGATTTCCAACTTCTAGACCAGAATAAACCCCATTTTGACGATGCAATTCAAATTTCAGTGCTAAATCCGTTCCAATACCAACAGTAGTTCCAATACCAATAATACCACCAGAGAATCCGGTAACAACATTTGCATTTTTTAAAGATTCGTATTGTGCTGATGGATCTGAAATTATTACCTGTGGTAAGTTTGTTGATGTATATCCAGAACCAGCATTAACAACATTTACGGATGTTATAGAACCATTTGTGATTGTCAAACTAGCAACTGCTGTAGTTCCTATTCCAACATCACCAGATGTTCCTATTCCAGCAGCATACCAACTTCTATTTGTACCAATTCCAATAATTGGATTGGAAATATTTACAGTAGCTGTTGTGTATCCAACCCCACCATCATCAACAGTAAAATTGCTTATGGTTCCATCATTAGATACTGTTGCTGTTGATATTGCAACACGATTTGATTGTTCAGGAACAAGAACCATATTAAACTTATCTACAGATAAATTATCCTCATAATTAAAGATAGAAATGTCATCGACAAATATTTCTGTATCTGTAGTAGAAACATTTCCTATAACCCTTGCTGTTGGGTAGATTTGAGGTTCAATAGAATCTCTTGTCTTTGGATAAGTAAATTCATTAATAATAATATCCTCTTTTTGTCTGACCCAATGAAGAGGTCTATAGAGAACTTCATCAATACCTTGCTTATTATATAAATTAGTCTCTAAAATATCTGCAGAGAAAATATCAAAAGCAAGTCTAGGATCTTGAGTCGTGGTATCTTGCAAATTGCCATTATCTTGATAAACCTGAACAGTATCTCCAATTTTAATCGTCTCATTTACCCTAATTAATTGAGAATCAACTCCCCGTGTTCCAACATAGAAGTAAATTTGAACATCATCATTTTCTTTGGGTGGTGAAAGGAATCTTACTGCAGATCCACCACTAAATTCATATGCATAATTGGGTTGTTGTAGAACACCGTTGAGGAATATTACCAACAGAGAATTAAAATCAATTACTTCAGAATCTGGATCATCAACATCTCTCTGGAAACTTAAAATTTCTCCATTATAATATAATGGGAATGCTGTTCTAGTGCCATTTTGATACCTTTTAACAGAATCTATTAAATTCATTTCTCCAAATTGCCAACAGGCAACATTATCATTATAAGTATCAAGAACAAATAACTGGAATTCTTCTACTGGTTCAGATAAACCTGCCGCTGTCACAAGACCGACTGGTTTTATAACATCACCTTTTTGGAAAGCATATCCAGGTCTAGTGACCTTAAATGAAGATACTTCAAACATAGTAGTTCCTATGCCAGTAGCACCATTGTCAATTGAAGGTCCAATACTGACATTCATCAACATACCGATTCCAGTTTCTGTCGTTTGTCCAATACCTAGTCTAGAAACGCCAGTCATTTCAAGATGTTCATAAACAGGAGGTTCAATGTGTAGTGATGGTTCCGTATATCCAGATCCTCCATCGGCAATAGTAAATGCTAATGTTCCACCTGCACCAACTGTTACTGATATATTTCCACCTGATCCAACCATTGATCCTGCATTTACAGTTATAGTGTTAGTTGTAGTTGCAGTAATTTGAGTAATTATTCCTGCAAGAGGATCAGTTGCTCTAGGGTAATTAAATTTGGTAATGTGATCATCCGAAGAACATGTAAATGTAATGCGTCCTGTATAAATTCCAACAGCCTCAGCGGTAGTTAATCCATGATTTTCAATTGTCAATACTAAGTCGCCACTTGTTGGATCGTAGGTTGCAAAAGTAACATCATGATTTACAATAGGAGATGTACCTACGTTTACAGTGATTGTATTTGTGGTTACTGCACTAATGGCAAGAGATGCTCCAGATGCAGGATCAGTTGATCTTGGATATGTTTTAGTTGCTCCATTATTATCCCCTGTGCAGGTAAAGGATAGTGCATTGTCGGCAATAGAAATTGTATTTGATGTTGACAACCCATGTGAAGCCGAAGTAATGACCAGATCACCAGTCGATGCGTTATATGTTACATCTGTAACTGCGTTTGGTAAGTTGCCCAAATTCGATGTAACACCATTTGCTACAGCAGATACAAATGTATGATCATAGTCGCCACCAGATTGAACTGCTGAAGGTGTAGCACTTACAAATTTGTGAACATAATCTTTGGCATAATCCACCAATTCCATATCAATAGTTTGATCACGATATCCAGAACCAAAATTTAGAGTATCGTGGAAAGGATGGACAGTTCCAAATCCAACAGAAGAATCGCCAGAATAGTAGTGCTTCAAAGTGCTTATTCCAACATCTACGCTAAATGTTAGAGTTCCTAATCCGACAACATCAAACGCATCATTCGGACGACTTGGGAAGAATGAAACTATTCCAGGATTACTATCACAAGTCCATGCTAATCCAACTAACTTGACTCTATTTCTTCTTGATTTTCTCAATTTATAAACATCTTCTTGAGACGCGGTAATAGTAACAATACCACGAATTTCGTCATAAGATGCTGTAGTAACACCAATAGATTGATATGTTGTTGCAGTTCCAACTACATCAGTGATTGTTCCGTTAGAATCAGTTTTTAAGAGTACTTGAGCACCGTATAACGGAGCATAACCTAGTCCTGCAGTAGAACCCAAGGAAACAATAATACCACCTCTAGGGAGTTGATTCTGATTGATATCAGATTCGGATATAGTTAATTGGTCTAAATCGTTTCTTACTCCAGTAAATGTTACACTAGTTATACCAGCATTTGTATCTTGAGTAATTTCAAAATTATGATTAGAAGAATTTTGAGTTAATGGTTTTTGGAATATGCCATTAATAAACAGTACACCGTTTCCAGATGTGGTTCCAAAACCTACAGTGCTAACTCCTCCAACACTTAAATTGAAGTTAGTTCTTGTTCCATTAAAATCATATGAAAAATCATCATATATTTCATTACTAGTGTAGTCTTGTCTCAAGAAAACTCTACCACTAAAAGTAGATCTTTCTCGTTCAAGATTTCTTTCATCTCTGGTAACCAAGTCACTTAAACTACCTCTTGGAGGATGTGAAAAGTGTATTTCATCACCAGTAATTAAGTAAGATCCTCTAAAAACATCTACCTGTGTATTATCGGTATGTGTAGTTGCAGCACTGCCAAGAAATGCCCTATCAACTTCAACAATACTAATATCACCTGAAAACTCAATAGGACTATTGCCATCAGTTGGAGATAATGTTGTACCTAATCCAACATTAGTAACCTTCATGTATTCATTATCAATTTTAAGTATATCAGTTGGTCTTACAGAACTAATCCCAGAAAGTGCAATGTAAGTATTTCCAACACCAATTTCACCACCATCATTATTTTCTAATGTATGTGAAACACCGATTCCAATAACTGGATATTGAACTAAATCATTAATAGCAATTAGTACTTTTTCATTTTTCTTAAACATTTCAAATTTATGAGCATTACCTAGACCAAGTTCAGGGAAAGTAACGCCAACTTCATTTTCTGCATTTGTTTCATTAGTTGCAATTTTAAAAGTATCATTACTAAGTTTAATTGCAAAGACATCAGTCGGTAAAAGTGTTGTGGTAATTCCATTAATATCCGTAGAACTATTAATGTGCATAGCACTCTTTCCAATTCCAATGAATGTAGAATCTGGTGTATAAATTAATCTTTCTCTATCACTAAAGAAATGATCTTTTATTGTAAATACACCTGTGGTTGGATTTAAAGCGTTAGTATCATTAGGATCAAAAGATTTTTCAAAAATAGGATTTTGTTCATATTTTAGAGGGAAATTTAATCTATTGGCAAATTCTGAATTTTTTCCAATATATTTTGCAATAGTAAATTCTTCTAAAGATGTATCAGTAATTAATTCGTTTGGAAGGTTTAACTCATCAAAGAATGTATAGAAAGCAGTATTAAATTGACTAATACTAACAGCACTTCCGACGTATTCAGAATCTGGATAGAAAACAATATTTAAATTATTTGAGTCTAAAGTAGATCCAAAGGTTCCAATACCATTATAACCTTGGTGTTCATTATTGGTTCCAAATCCATTATCATCACCAATTGCAAGAAGGGGATATTCTACTAGATGTGAATCATAATCATCATGAAGACATGCAATTTGGTGTAAAGATGAAGTGTTACCACAACTTACTTTCACAACTCCTTTAACAGAAGTAAACAAATCTCTATCATACGATCTTATAGTAGTATTTCCTGTAATAGAATCTATTTTAGAATCTATTTGAACTGTTCTAATGGAATCTGATGCCTGTCTGTTAGTTTTAAATTTATAAGTAGATATTCCAGCATCAGGATCATCAAAGGTTGTTATTTTAGTTCTTACTATAGAGTTATTTGAAGTATAGTTAGTATATTTTAAGTTAAATCTATTGTTAACTAATTCTACATCTATTGAAGTTGATATTCCTGTAATTGTAATATCATTTTCATCACCATCAAATTTAAATATTGAATAATTAGTATCCGTCCCATCATGCAAACCATATATTTCAAGATACTCACTCTTTTCAGTAGACGCATTTACAATCTGCATTTCGGCAACAAATGCATCACTAGTATTTTCTAAAGATACTATATTAGAAGAAGTGTCTGGAGAAACTACATCAACAAAATATCTATTGTTAATATGACCAAAACTTACATCCGCATCCGAATCAACTGTTTTAGTGTGTTCATGAGATAGTACTTTTACTTCATAATCAATATCAAGAGAATTTGATGGCTTGAATAATAATGTGAATGTTCCAACATCGGTTAACTCTGGTACAATTTCTCCATATATTGATGGATTAGAACTATCAGAATGATTTGTTAAAGTAATTTTTTCTAAGTAGAATGAGTTTTCTCCATCATTTAGAACAATCAATTCCGATAATTGTACATGGTTGTAATCTAAATTTTTCGTGACAGATAAATCGGTTGCTTTAATTTGAATTAAGAATTTATCATAACTATTGGATATACTCAATTCTTTTATAATTGCATCTGTTCTTGTTGTTGAATCATCAGTAGATGAGAATAATCCACTAATATCATCAATATTCAGAACTCGATTAGTTTTTGCAATATTGAAGTTTGATAGTTTTAAATTTTTAAATTGTATGAATTTGGAAATATCATAGTTAACATCAAAATCTCTCACAATGTCAAAGTTTTTGATGACATCAGTTCTTGATTGTGAAATAAAGTTTTGAGTTATGTCAACAATACTAGAAACTGTATCACCAATAGACACATTTGCAGATTGATCTAATTGAGTGTCTGCAAAGTTTTTAGTTCCTGCAACATGAACTGTAGAATTCACTGGAGAAGAAATTTCATCCCATGTTTTTGGACTTTTAATTGTATATGATAAGTTTTGGTAATAATCATTATCTGAGATGAATTGAGTGTCTGTATTAGTTTTTCCAGAATCACTTTGCCATCCAAGTTCTTTAAAAGTCTTTTGAGAAATATTAACGCGACCATCAATCTCATCGAGACTCTCTACAGTTGCAACAGAAGATGATGCGGTTCCCCTAAAGACATCACCCACACGAATCACATAATTTCCTTTAATTTTAACATAATTTTCTGTAGCGAATTCTACAACTAAATCAGTTTCTGTATGGGTATTATCTGAATTAATTATAGTTAATGATTCTCCTGTAAAGAAATTGCTATAATCTTGTTCAACTTTAAATGTTGGATAATTATCCTCATCAATTATAGTTGCAAAACTATTTACTTGGAAAGTAACAGCAACACCAGGTGTTCCATATAATTTTGGAATTTGAATTTCCATCTCAAATGGATTTGATCCTTCTTCAACAGAAGTAACATTGAAGAAAGAGTAACCATGATCAGCGGAGTTAAATCCAGTTCCTGTACCAACTATTTCAACCTGCTCAACAAAAACTTTATCACCAACCTCAAATGGATCTTGAGGGAATCCCAAAATTGGAGTCTTTAGTAAGCATGTCATCAATCCAACAGTACTAGATGTAATTTTATCAACTCTAATACCGTTTGAGTTATTAATTGCCCTAACAGTTACTGGTGATGATGGCATTCCTCTTGGAATAACTTCAATATTAACATCTTCAATACTTGCAGTTCCTAGTTCACCTCCAGACATTTGTGCTGATATTAGACCATTATCTATGAGTTCTCCTGTTGTACTATTAACAATAACTAAATCTGGTGCAGAAGGATACTTCCTACCACCATAAGTGACAGAAATAGTGTTAATCTCTTTTGAATTTCTTAATGTTATATTTTTATCAGTAAATAATCTAGGTCTCAAAGTAACATCAGAAGAATATTCAAATCCACTATTTAATAAATCATACTTATTAACCTGACCTATAGTATTAGAAGTTGGAATAATAGAAAGACCATATCCATTCTCTGAATTTGTTGCACTATAATATGGAAGGTTTGTATATCCAGACCCTTCACTAATAATAGAAAGTTTATTTACTGGACCATCAACATCCTTAGATTTTGTTGTGTAAGATAAACTATCACAATCACTGGAGGTATAAGTCAATCTTTCCAAATACCTTCCCATGAATATATCAAAAGAAGTATCTTGCTTATTAAATATTCTGTATTCCCCATTGTACACACTATCATTATAAGTTATTTTACTAGAATTTTTGACTTCAGATAAAGGTTTTACGGTTTCCGTAGAATTTGATATTCCATAATACAATTCTCTTGGAAGTCGATCATTGTATGTTAAAGTAACAGTTGCATTAGTTGAAACACCAACAGTTCCTACTCCAAGAACCGACAACGATGTTGTTGAACCAACAGAAATAAATTCTCTTGTCAAATCTTTATCATAATATAAATTAAAATTATATCCAGATAATGAAGTGTCTGAAACATCAAATACAAAATTATTTTTTCTAATCAAATCAATTTTTGGATTTAGCAAATATAAAGACTGATCTGCAGTATCAGTAGATCCAATCTCAATAACCTTTGGAGGATAATTTAAAGCATCAATTTGAGTTTCAGCTAATCTAATATTATCAGTATCTACTTTGCTAACATAATAAGTATCTGTAGATAATCCAGATAGTACAGAGGTTGATATGTAATATACTTTATCTCCAGTCTCTAATCCATGATTTACAATATTAATTTTATTAGTACTAACATCAAAATCATCACTGTTGAAACTAATTTCTTTTAAAGATAGTGCTTTGAAAGATGGGAAGTACTTAACTTTAGCAAATGTAGTTTCTCCAATACCAACATTTAATTTTGGAACTACATTCAACTTAATTAAATCATCATTTTTAAGACCATGTGCAGTTGAGACTGCAACTTTAGATGTGATCTGATTTATTTCACATGTTTCTTCAGTTTCTAATGTTTCAAAATAATATTCGTGATTATCAGACCCTGTAGCATTGGGGAAAAATACTCCCTCAGAGGTTGTGGTAAGTTCAACATTAGTTACAATTCCAATATAATCATCAGATTTGCTAATAATATAAACTTCTCTTGATGTGGATCCTGCAAAAATGTCAAATACACCCTCTCCAACTGCATTCTGACCATTGATTGCAGCAGAACTTTGTGGTGCAGCGGGTTTATTAATTTTTACTTTTTGTCTTGTTCTAAATCCATGATTTGGAAGATAGATACTTCTTGTTGGAATTGGTTGAGAGATTACTTTTGATCCGATATATGTTTCTGCAATATGTGTTGTTCCACCTTGTGTTCCAATACCAATTGATCTTGCTGGGTTAAAGTATCTCTTATAATTTTCTGGAGATGTTTGACTTCCTTGGAATGCATCAATAAAAATAGTATTTGGTAAAAATGTTACTACAGATCCTGCAGTGCTTATTCCATTTATTCCAGTTTTCTTTGCTCTAATAATATTATACTCTGGAAAATAATTATGAATAGTGTAATATTGATCATAGGCATATGTTCCAGTTCCAGTAATTTTTATAGATCCACCAATAGCAACATTTGATGGGATATTATCCAACTTAATATCAGTAACAATTCCAGTAACACCAGCATGATATGAACCACTAACATTATAGTTTGTTCCACCATCACTGACTTCATCTGTGAGATTAGTTTCAAAATTAGCTACAGTTATTTCATAAACATCATTCAAACTATCTCTTTCTGTAGAAAGTCCCGCTATAAAAACTTTACTGCCAGATTTAAGATCATGAGATGGTAATATTCTAAAGAAAGAAGATGAATTATTATTTTTGTAGAATTTTGCACCAGTGTACTTATTATTTCTAGTGGTAATACTGTTAATTGTTTTACCTTTAACTTCAGAAACTTTTACAGTTAGACCACTTCCAAAACCATCTACAGACTTAAATGATATAGTATCGTCTACTTTAAATCTATCGCCAGGTTCGGTAATATTAAATCCATCCACAACTCCTTTAGATGGTGTAGTTGCAGAAATTATCTGTTTTAAACTCTTATCAGTCACAAAGAAATCATACGAAGCATGATCTGCCCCTTCTTTATATGGATTAGTATTTCTAAGTAAAGATGTATTTGAAAAATCAAAACTCTGGTTTAAAGAAATAGAATTTTTATTTTCTACTAATGGTAACGATCTATACTTTTTGATAAAATATGGAAATTTTCCTACATATTCACCTTCAGTATTCAGAGATGCGGTTGCAAAATAAGCATATACTCCTAGTGGAAACTCTGGGGTTTTGCAAAATCTTCCATTAAATTCATCAAGATCACCAGATCCAGTGTACTTATAATCTTCTAAGAAATAACCAGGAACAAAGTCTACAGTACTTAAACGATCAACAACATTAGAAGTATCCAATTCATAAGACGGAGTCATTAATTTGATTGGGGACTGAGCATCATTAGGATCACTGTATCCAAATGGTCCATAAATTGGATTGCCATCATAAGACCATCCAATAATTTGCGAATGTCCTGAAGTATCATTAAATACAGATCTTAGTTTTTCTTGGTATCCAGATATTAAATACTGCAGTTCTCCATTTTTATTTGCCTCTAAAATTTCAAAAGAAGGATCTCTACGATTTGTGAATTGAGTACCATACTTGTATGCATTATTAACGTTTAAAGGTCTAATTCTAGGTAAAGCAGTTAGATCCTTTCCTCTTGGAATTACTTTAACTGAAGTATCTACACTATAATTTGATCCACCTTCTATAACCGTAACTTTAGTTATTCTGCCATTAGATGTCTCCGCGAAAAGAATAGCACCAACACCTTTAGAATCTATCACTTCTAATATTGGTGTAGAATAATATTCTACACCACCATAAGAAATAACTGCACTAGTAATTACTCCATTAGTGACAATTGGAGTAATTTCGGCATTTTTACCATTCAATACTTTCAACTTGTTAACTTCTTCAATATTAACCAAAGTTGATCCATAACCAACTCCACCTTCATAAAGATACGCATCTACTATGGATCCAGTAACAACTGCTCTACAATCAATAGATTCTGTAGATTGACTTGCAGTTGCAATATAAGTTGCTGTTACCTGAATATCTGGATAATTAAAATTCTGATATCCTACTCCAGTAGATGTAAAGTTTGCATATTTTTGTCTGTTAAAATATTGTACATCTGTTCCACCAACTCCAGCATTACAAAGTCTAAATGAATCGTCATTAATTTTTAACACATAATATTGATTTGCAGTTGACAACCCTGCAATTGCGGTTCCATCAGTACTATAACTTAACAGTTCTCCTGTAGAGAAACCATGATTTTTGAATGTGATTGTATCTAAAATAGTTGAAATGCCAACAGGTTTAACTATAAGTTTTCTATTTTCAAAACCTTCTCCACCCGACTCAACTACAACCTTATCCAGAACTTTTGCAGGAGCAGTTTTAAACTTATGAATACCGAAATTGCCAGTTGTAGTAAATCCAACAGTATTGATTCCAGCATTATAATCACTTAAAGTTGGATATAATTGTACAGTTCTGTCATTAATGACGTGTACATAATATGATGCATTATTTGTCAAAGTTCCAGTATTAATAGAATCAGAACCTTTATAATTGCCAATACCTATACTAGGATTACTGATGTCATTTTTGTCATAGTAAACTTTTTGCCCATTGTAAAAATTATGTACGGTTAAAAATGTAATAGTTTCATCATCAACACTTAATCCTCCATTATCATCCAATACTCTGGCATTGAAGAATACATCTCTGCTTGTAGATCTAGTTATAGGTTTTAAAGAAACATTTTTTCCGTTTCCACCAGTTACTTTAATATTAATTGGTTCTTCAACTTCAAAAGAATGTGGCATAACAACCACTTCTTCGACAGAACCCCTAACAACTGGTTGAATCTTTGCAGTTCCAACTCCAACACTAAGTTGAGGGGGATTTATTACATCAAAACCATTTCCACTACTTAGAACATCAACCTTGTGAATTGGTCCGTAATAATGGATATCTGGTGACTTATAGCTCTTAATTTCTACACCATTTGCAAGTATACCAATATTCTCAGAACTAAGTTCTTCTGTACTGGAATCTGATAAAGGACCATTTAAACGGATTTTTTTAAACAGTTTTTGAGGAGAAATTTTACCGCTAGCAGTTTTTTGTGAATTTAATGTAAATGTGTGAGTCCCAGAAGTAATAGGAAATACATCTTGAACTGTATCTTGCAATCCTGCATCAAGATAAATAAACTTTCCTGATGCAATAGATGAAAGTGACGCATATAATTTGACTTTTAAATATTTTGTCAAAGAATTACTATCAATATCGACAGTAATATAGTAAGTTCCTTCAGATAATCCTCCAATAGGATCATCCCCCGTGTGAGAATAATAAATTTTATCTCCACTAACCAATGATGTTAAAGAAGTTAGGAGAATTGACTTATATTTTTTCTCAAATGAATCATAATCTGTCAAAGAAGCTACATCTGAAGAAGTTAAAGTTTTGGTAATGTTGTATGATGGTAATGAATTTGATGCAATATAGTAGTTTTCAATATCTTCTTCATATAGATTTGAAATATCTGCTGAAATATTGTCATATTCTAGTCCAATAGAAGCAGATGCAAATTTTGTAAGTCTTCTAATATCATACTTCTTGTTAACATTCAAATTACTTAGTGATTCTGAAAATTCAAGAGTAAAACTGTTAAAATCTATTGAAGTAATGGTTACATTATCCAGACCTTGTGGAACAATCTCAGTTCCTCTTTCTAAAAATTCTACTTGATCACCAACTTTTAATGATGTTGAGTCAATTGTGGCAAGTGTAATTGCAAAGTTTGATGGGGCACTAAATTCGTTTAATTGATATCTGGTGCTTGTGTTATAAATTAAAGAATTTGCAAAGATTTCATTCGTAGTTTGAGCAGCGTTTGGATTATTGATAATTTTTCCAAAATTACCCACATTTATCGTCTGATCTTCTGTAAAGACGTATCTAGAATTACTAGATGATTCTGAAAACTTAACTTCAGATATAGTTCCAATGAGTCTTAAAGAAACTTTTTTGGTCTGATCCCCACCTTCGTAACCAAAATAAGTTAGATTTGAGTTTATAACAGATGATTTTGGAATATTTGTATTAATATAGGTGTCACCTTCCGTGTAACATCCAAAAAATTGATTTAAACTTTTCTCAGTATAGAATATTTCAGTATTTTTATAGAAAAAACTGCCAGATTCTGGGAAATTTACAGTACTATCTACAGTTAAAGTTTTTGTATTGTCAGTTGTTGCTATTGAATGAACAACTTTTGATGATGGAGTTACTTCAAAGTCATCTATTCCACTAGAAGTATCATCAGAATATCCGATAAAGAAGTAAAATTTGTAAAATACCTGATCTGATCTAGTATAAATTTCTATTTCAGATACAGTTCCCCTAATAGAATTATCAGTATTCTTAATTATCTCTTGTCCAATCAGATTTTGAGGGTTATCTCCAGAAACTGCCTGGAATAATACCTCAGATCTTCTCACATATTCAGCATTTGAAGATTTTGCTACAAATTGCTCCAAATCAACTACTTGTGGAGTGATTCCATATAGAGCATTAAATAAAATTCTTATAGATTCTTTAGTTCCTTTTGATTGATATAGACTTTTTGTGTTCTTTAAGAAGTTATTTACATTTAATGAACTAGTTAATGCAGTGGATTCTAGTTCATTTAAGAGTAAAAACTTAGTATTTTGATATATTTCATTCAAAAACGCAACACTGAGATTAGACACACTAATCCCACTAGAATGGGAAGCAGCATTTGTAGATGAAAATGTTAAGGTTTTGCCGTGCTCAACGATTCCACTAAAACCTCTAACACAATCTACAAAAGAAGTCGCAGTTTTACTCTTATAAGTGATGATTTCATCATCAATTTTAAGTAATCCATAAGTATCTGGAAATCCTTTTGTACTACTTACAGAAATGGTAGTATCAGTGGAGGATATTCCAGACGATAATGTATAAGTTCCAGAAATAACCTCTGGAGTTAAATTGTCCAGATTTAGATAATTTACTAAATTATCAATAAGATCTACAGAACCACCTTGAATTTCCTGAGAAATATAGTATTGTTGTAGAAATTCAGCGAATTTAGGATTGTCAACATGGATCTGTTCTGGTATCTGATTTTCTAAGATATCCTGAATTTTGATCTTATAATTAAAATCCGTTTGTCCCATGTTAATTCCTTATTAAATTTCCGTTTGAATAACTTGATTGATAATAATCTCTTGAGAATACTACTCCAGAGGTGTTTTCGCCAGATGAAATAACATCTTTAAACATATTTATTTTGCTTTTTGAGATGTCTAATGAGAGATACAAATCCTTTAATCCAACAATATCGTTTGATTCTGGATATGCTTGTATCTCAATAACTCCATTTGGTAGAACAGTATCAGTAATATTAATACGACTAAGTCTAATTTCCCCAGTAATATAATCAACAGTTCCAGAATTACGCACTAGAATAGTTGGATTGGCACCTGGATTAGTTGATAACCTAATAACTGATAGAATACCAGTTCTGTTTCCTGGATTTGGAACATCTGTAAGATAATAATATTCTGTTGCATTATTGGGAGTTTGACCCAATATCCTAAATCCAGTAGATTTTATGTTACCACCTGCAGGATTTACATGAAATCTATTTCCATAACATAGTTCATACTCAGCAAATTCATTAAGTAGAGCATTTAAATTGCGTCTAATAATAACTTTGGTGATGTTTGATGTAATAGAAACATCAGACTCATCAATAACTTGAATTGATTTACTATACTTAAATCTAGCACCCGATGTATTTGAATTCAAAGATTCTCCAAATGTAGTCAATGAGTTAGAAATTTTAGTCTTCACACTACTTGGAGACGCAGATTTGGCAGCATTATAGTAAACAGAAGAATCAAGTTCAATATAAAGGACTTTGATATCGATTATCTTTTGATTAATACCAGTAACTGAATACTCTTTTAATTTTGATAAAATATTTGACTTATCAAAATCGGAAACATATAAACCATTTTTTGGTTTGATTGCAATGGTTACTGATCCATATTCTGGAGGACTTAGATCTTCACCGCCAACTACAGTAATAACTTCCGCACTTGGATATATTTCAGTCTTAATTATAGATTCATAATCCCTCGCTGTAACCGCTCTATACTGAGAAGAATATACTCTAGGAGCATAATGTCTAATAGAGTCAATAGACTCGATGTCAGACCCGTTTAATGCCTTCTGAACGGTCGTTACAGTGATAGGACTATTGCTAGGAACAATTGTTGCTCCTAAAGAATCTTTAACAGATCCTGCATAACTAAAAGATTCTGCACCATTACCATCACGACCATCAGTAACAATATAATGTACTGTGATTACGGAACCATTTTCTAATTTTTGACCAAATATACCATCACCAAAAATTAATTCATAATTTTCATCTTTTACTTCTTGTAGTAAGTAAATTTTAGATTCTTTAGTAACTTTTACAATGTTATCAACTAAACTATAAAGTTCTCCAAGACCAGTATCAGAAGGTCCTTTCACATATGCTCTTATAGTGCTTGTATCGATACCATCATTATCTAATATGAACCTTTGATCTAAAGAACTATCGACAGTAAATGTCTTACTTAAAAATCTTCCCTGATAAACAGTAATATTATTAAATGATGCAACCCCATTATTAACTACTGATGTGATCTCTTCAGAAATTGAAAAAACATAAGTAGAATTATTTGCCGACCCTAAACATACCAACTCTGGTTGTAATTTTAAAGTTTTAGTATCTGAGGTCGTTTCAATATTAAATGATACAACTGCTTGTGCAGCTTTTTTAGATTGTGGTAAATATCCAATATTTTTTGCCAGAGATACTACATTCTCTCTGACTGTTGCAGAATCTAAAAATACTTCATTTACTGCTAGGTTGGCATTAAATGAATTAATATAGGTGTTGTATGCTAGAGTATCAATCAGAACTGAGAAGTTAGAACCTTCAAAATCAAAGTCCGTAAAATTTGAGTTTGCTCTCAAATAGTCTTTAATAGACTTTTTTATCTGATCGTAATCTAAATTGGCGTAATTTGTAAAAGGCATATTTTATCTCGTTGCCTCTAGTATAAATGTAAACTCTTGTGTTGGAAAGTCCTGTCCAATGATATCAAAGATAACATCTACTTGAATACCATTGTTATCATAGTAAGGATCAACATCAACTCTTACATTATTTACTCTTGGTTCATTATTTAAAATAGTATTACGGATTTCATCTTGTAGTACTGCAATTGTTGCATAATCAAAGTTTTCAAATAAAAATCCAGTTATCCCACTACCAAAAGTTGGATTAAAAAATTTCTCAGTCGGAACTGTAGATACAATGTTACGGACAGATCTGACGATTGCCCGCTCATTTTTTAATATAGGTAAATCCTTTGTCACTGGATGAGGATCAAAAGATAAACTTATATCCTTAAAATATCTTGATACCTTTGATACTGCCATTAGTTAGGACTTTTTTCTTCAGTTATTTATAGACCTATACCTCATCTTCCTTAATAATTTTTGCACTATCGCGAAATACTTCTTGAATACAGTGCTTTCCATTCTCTTCGGCACAATCATTAGACTCTCTTGGAGTCGTCCAATAATCTGTAATTAAATCTGTTGTTCCCCACATCTTGTGCATGTACTCTTTATCTCTATCGACTGGTGAATTGCCCATGGTGCTCCTGTTCTATTAGAAAACAGAACTTTTTGAGGGGTTCTATCCCTATTTGATATTTATTTTTATATGAAAAAAGGGTCTCATTCGAGACCCCTTGGTGATTTATTTACAACTGTGACTGTGGTCGTGTTTCATATCTACACCTACGATATAGGGATGACCTAATTCCCATACAATCATCGATAATGCCGAGATTACCGCAACTTGAATAATCTTCTTGATATTCATCGCCCTTGTCCACGATATTTTTTGCGGGCACCATTGCGAGAAGTCGGTGCATACTTCGTGTGCTTACCATCTCCTTGACGAGACTTTTTGGGCGTCCCTTCAACATAACCGCCACCTTTACGCATTGCCATAAGACTTAATCCTCAACAGTAATTTTAAATGTAATGGAGCCTGGGTCAGGTGCTCCGTTGGTATAAAAACCCTCTGAATAATCTTCCATAAGGTCGAAAAATTCTTCCTCAGAAAGTCCCTGGTGCTCTAATACTTCATTGATATAAACGTCGTATTTCTCTCTCATTATATCACAAAACCCGAGTCTTTTCGTGACCAACTCTTACGCGAGGATCACACCAAATCTCAAATCCTGCGTCCTTTGCATCGAGACAAAACGATACATCCTCACCACACATGTCTTGTACTTCACCACTTTCAAAAACTTGCATCTTTGGTGCAAACCATGGATACTTCATTGCTGTATCCTCAAAAATACCTTTCTTGATTAGCAACCATCCGAAACCAACATAGTCAACTGTAAATGGTTTACGACGCTTTGAAATACTCTCAATCGTTTCGTGGTTCATTACACCACCGTTGCTTCTAAAATCATCCTCTTCCATCCAGTGTGCAACACTTGTCGTTTGACCGTCCTCAGTACAATACCAACCAGATGCAATATCCTTGTCCATCAATACTAATTGATAGAATTTCTCTGTGTTGAATACAATATCACTGTCAATCCATAACTGATAATCATATTCTAACTTTCCGTCCCATGGCAATTGGTCGGGTCCACGAAGAACATTTGCACCTAAACACTTACATCGTGCAAAATTTACCATGGAACTGTAGTCCTGGGAAATCTGAATGCTTGCTCCTGCTTGCACAAGATCAAAACAAAGTTGTACAAAAT